CAGGAATTGGTTGGTGATACATCATTGACAAAACTGCTTTATAGCAGACAGATATGCAGTCAATTCAATCAAAACAAGTTGGATGCATTCAGGGATTTGGTTGAATCAACACAGGAAAGATTGATTGTATTCTATTCATTTAATGATGAACTATGGAACATGAAGAAGATATGTCAGGAACTTGACAGACCAATTTCAGAAATCAATGGACACACCAAAGACCTGACAGCCTATGAACAAGAATCAAACAGTGTGACCTTATGTCAGTATCAATCAGCATCCAAAGGACTGAATCTTCAGAAGTGCAACAGAATCATTTATTTTTCGCTTCCATTGTCATCAGAAGATTTTGAACAGTCCAAGAAAAGGATTCACAGGATTGGTCAAGAAAAAACATGTTTCTATTATCTGATGATTTGCAAGGGAACAGTTGAAGAACAAATCCTGCACACATTGGAAGAAAGGAAGGATTTCACAGATGAATTGTTCAAAGAAGATGAAAAGAAAAATTCATAACTTTGTAATCAAAGCCTTGACTGCAATAAATGTATTTTCGCTGATTTATTGGATATGTTGGATTGACTGCATTATCAGTTGGCAACCATATGTCATCATGTTAGTCAATTTCATATGGATATGTCTTGTGTTGTATGCAAATGGTTGGGTGACTGATACAGAACCATATTATGAAAGATTAGAAAAGGAAGGTGAATATTATGATGAAATGTAAAGTTGCTATTGATGATAAAAATGAATGTACAAATTGCTGTTATTTCTGTGATAAGAAAGACACATGCAATGATGTGTGTCAGGACATTGCAAAGGTGTGTGAAGAACAGGTTGAAGAAACTGACCTTCAGGTGATTCAGTCAGCAGTTCCTGATGTACTGAAAGCAATTACAGATATCACAGTTCAGAAAAAGAAATTGGATGAACAGGAAAAGGTCATGAAGCAGAAGTTGCAGGAAGCAATGGAAACATATGGTGTGAAGTCATTTGAAACACCTGAAGTCAAGTTCATGTATGTTGCACCAACAACACGAACAACCGTTGATTCCAAGAAGCTGAAAGCAGACCATCCTGATATTGCTGAAGCATATTCAAAGACTTCCAATGTTAGTGCGTCAGTAAGAATTACAGTGAAATAGAAAGAAGGTGAATAACATGCCTAATTGGTGTGAAGGAAGTTTGAAAGTTCGTGGAAC